CTGATCCTCAAAAGGGAATTGCCTTGAAGGACCGTAGTTGCGAATAACAAACCGTTTCATTTTCTACTCCTTTTACTTACACAAATTCACTTCTTCTCTTTCTATACAACAGAATTACGACGTCGTCAAGTGCTCTAACAAAACACAAGCATGAACGTTCTCGATAGCGTTATCGACTCTCATGCTGTAGAACCAATAGGTTGCTTCATCGGCTGCCATTCTCTGAGATTCGATTTTCAGTTGACGCTGGATACCAAGGATCAGATTGTTCTTTGAAGTCAACAGAGCGTCACCATAAGTGCCACCGCCAAGGACACCGGCTTCCGACATCGTCATCGGCATCAAAGGACACGAAACAATCGGCACTTGCCCATACTCCAAAGCACTCTGGCCAAGAATAGCTTTGTCACCCATAATTGTTGAACGTGCCGACAAGGCGTTCACATAATCCATAGTAATTTGATCGGAGTGAAAGAATCTCAAGTTGGCAAGCCCGATCTTTTTGTATTCCGACGGGAATTTCTTCAGCATGTTATTGTATTTGAATTCCCAATTGTACGGCTGACTGGCATTCTGCTCGGCGATTTTACCAGCCAAAGCACAGTCATAACCATAACACATCCAAGTTACAGTACCATCGACTACCGTTCCACCAAGAGTAGTCGGCCAGGTTGGTTCACCATCGTTGGCCTGCGTTCCTGCAACGGAACAGATATAGACGAAACCATTCTTAGTAATGGGTTCCTTGAGCGTTCCAAGCGAAATATCGGTAGCTCCATCAACATAATCAGTTATGTCTTTCGCTGTCATCAATGTCGATCTGCCGGAGACTGTATTGTAATAACCGCTGAGATATCCTGAAGATTGCTGGCTATACTTGATTCTATATCGCCAGCCATCGAACAAACTGCGGGCGTCTGTTGCTGCAAAACCACCAACACTTGCAGTATCGCCAATCCAGAAGATTTCTTCAAGCTCATTGGCGATTTTTGCAGCTACCATACGCATTACATGATCGGCAAAAGCATCAGCTTCGATATTGTCTTCTAAGTCATCATCATAAATGACAACGCAGCCACGTAGCTTTTTGCTTGTCAGTGGGATTTTATGCTCAGTCAAAGTCTTCAAGTAATCTGAGGAAGTAAATGTTGACCCCGGATAAAGAAATCTGTTTGTACCCAAACCAAGGGCTCGGATGTTCTTTGTCTCTTTATTCATCCTTACAATCCGGGCATTGTTTTTCAGTACAGATTGATCGACAATGTAGTCGATAAAACGATCAGCTTCTTCAGCTTCAAGCACAATGGCGGGAAGACTAACCATCTTCTCAAGTGCAGCAATCTGTTCTTTCTTTGAAAGCATTTGCTTATTCGATCTCATTGTATGTACTCCTTTAATTCTAAACAATATTTGTTCGTACTTTCCCTGGCTTTACTTCATTTGTTACTGTTTCTTCTTTCCCGTGAGTGATGGCCAGAGAGGTTTACCATCTTCACCCGCTCCATGCGGATCATCACCGTCGTCATCGTCTTGATCGGAAATGCTTTTTCTTACAGCACCACTATCTTCAAGATTTTTGAGTCTGTCGGAAACATCTTTCAGAGCTTTAGCAACATCGCTTATACTGGACTTTTCATCGTCTTTCTTTTTCACGTCCAGTTTTTCGATGATTTCTTTCAACCCTTCGAGTTGTTTCGCAAGATCATTAACTTTGTCATCACCACTGTCTGATTTCTGCGTAGATGCTTCATTATCAGGTAGTAATGATTTCAAGTCTTCTACAGCGGCAATAATCGCCTTCAACTTTTTGATTGCATCCTTCGAGAATTTCGCCCCGGCTTTCTCTAAGCTGTCATCGTCATTATCGGCTTTTGTTTCAAAGCTGTTTGCAGCACATTTCGCAATGACACCGACTGCATCTTGTAAGTCCTGTGGGAAGTCTTCCTTGTAGTTTTTCTCAATAAGCTCTAAAGCTTTCTGGATGTCTTCTTCACTGGCTTTCTTCTCGAAGTCGATTTCTTCTGTCCCAAGATATGCTTGGAGTGCTTTCAAGATTTTTTTGTCCATCGTGTTTTCTCCTTTACTCAGATAATAAGTTTCTGTACGGCTGAAACCATCTTCAGTGTCGGTAACTTTTGTATAAGAAGCATGTATTTTCTGCTTCGGGTCTTGACCATAGAAACTGAAATCGAAACTCCGTAACTTACCAACTTTGTCACCATTGATTGAGACGTTGGTTCCACCCACTGTTCCATCACTCTCTATTGCAATCTTAATCTTCTTCTGTTTCGTCAAAGGATCGTCAGACTGCTCTCCTTCACGTTTGAAGAATAGAAAGGGTGACTTGTTCGCAGGTGCATCAACCAGCGAAATCTCCCTTACCTTTATACCCTTCAAGTTTCTTGGTTGTTTTGCCATCCATTATCTCCTTTAACTTACTCTTGCATAACCTGCCATGCTGTATCCAGTGAGATTCCCACCTTTTATCTCTTGCCACAGTTTCTTGTCAAGCACTTTCACTACAAGCATCCATGAACCTTTTTTAACCGTGCGTTTGGCAATCGTAAAGTCCACAGGAGCAATGTAATTTTCAACTATCTTCACATTGACACTCTTTCCCTTGTGCATTACCTTAAAAGTCTGGGTATTCTCCATGAAATCGTAGGCTGCTTTCTTTATTTCTTCGGCAGTTGCTTTGTCGCCTTGTGCATCTACAGTATCAGGTTCATAAACAATGCCGCACACAATTTGCTCATCCTTTTTCTCCTTTTCAACTGGAATAATTTCAATATTTTTCTTAACTTTTTTATGATCGTTCTTGACTTCAACTTTTTCAATCTTGGAAGCAGGCCGCAAAACCTCATCAAAAAGAGGTATGCCAGGTCCCTCAAAACGTTCCTCATATTTGAAAACAATAGGTTTGCCAAATTGATCTTTGAAAATTTTAGCAAGCTCATCTTCTATAAATTGAGCAGCAGATTCACCATCAATTGATTGTATTGTAACATTGATTTCTTTTGCATCAGCAAACCCAGGATCCAAAATGACACGATTCTTTGCCATAGGCACTTCTTGAAACAATGCTAAATCAATCCCATCAGCTTTCGCTTGCATAGTCTGTTTGAAAGCCTGTCTATCAAGATCACAAGTGCTATGCTGCAAGCTTCTCTTTTCAGACTCCATTTCTTTCAAGAGCAGTCTATACTTAGCAACAAAACCATTACGTGTGAAACAGCCAACAGTTTCTTTCTGGTTATTCTTGAAATGGTTGTCCCAGAATCTTGCAGCTTTATATCTAAGTCTTGTCAATTCTGTGTCAGACGCTTTTTCAAGATTTGCTTTTGTAATTTCTTCAATACGCATAGCTATACTCCCACCTTTAATTTTGGATGAGGCTTTTTCAATCGCTCAGAGATTACTCTATTATTTATGACAGGTAACATTGCACAACGACAATTTGGATGCACTGGAATTATTCCAGCAGCTTCATTTGCTTTATATTTCTTTCCATCTAATGGCAAACACTGGCTTACACAACAATCAGCAGCAACACTGAATTCAACTTCTTCGATTCCAACTTCTTCAAGTCCTTGAACGTAACCAATATTCTGTGCTCTTGCTGTTTCAGTACGAGCAATAGTCTGCATACGTCGTCTATGTGTCTTGTTCGTATATCGCATTACTGCTTTGTCGATTTGTGTAGGTGTCCAATGAGGTTTTGTTACTGTAAGCATTTTGCGATAATTGATGACTGCTTGCGTTTGTTTTTGTGTCAATCCTACAAGAGGACGTAAATCTCTTGCAATTCTGGACATTGAATGTCCTTCTTTAATTCCATGTTTGACGTAAGTATTGATTCCTTTCTTTGTGTTATTTGTAACTTCTGTCACAAGCTTTGAGCAAAACTTATTGACTGCTTTGACGGCTGATACATTCAAAACATCAAAGCTTCCTTCAATAGCTAAGTGTCTGTAAGCGGCATTGCCTCCTGTTTGCATTATCTTAATAGCAGCAGGTTTGATTGTTGACACACCTTGAGACTCGATACGTTTCCAGTCTGTCAGCTTAGAAGTCACAGACTTTTCATATTTGCTTCTCAAATCTTGCTTGATTTGCTTCTGTACGAAGTCCATCCATTCTTGGATAGCGACCTGCATATCACGTTCATTACGTCTTGCAAGATTTCTCAAGATGTTTTCAATCTTAGGCATCTATAACATCCTCTTTTGCAAGTGACGCTTCTGGTGATGCTTCACCGGCTTCGATGAGGGAAGATTGGATATAAAATCTATCACCTTCAGGATAAGGCTCTAAACCAAGCTCGTTACGGGCTTCATTAGGAGTTAGTATCCCAGCAGATACTTGTTTATTCACACGTTCAACTAAAGCATCGTAATCCCTCAAGTCTATGTCATTAAATTTGAATTCGTAAAACTCTGATTGCAAAAGCTTCTCATTTATAATCTCCTCCAAATCAAGCTGTAATGGTTCGACTACACTTTGCACATAGACTTTTGTTGCTTCTTCTGCAACATTGCCACCAAGCTTACCAACTACTCGAATACCAATCCTTTCAGGAGGCATCGAATACGCAATCAGAATATCTTCTTGTCTCTGCTTCTCGTAGAGTCTGAAACTACCTTCTTTGACGTCGGTGCCAATTTTGTGATAAGTGAACTTACATTTTTCTGGTTCATCTACTCTCACAACCATCGTTTTATGAGCATTTGTGCTTCCTTTGACTTCTTTATTTAGGAAGTCACTTATTATCTTTTGTGAATCTTCTTCCCATTCTCCTTCTAAAACAATTATTGCAGCAGGAATGCCATAATTCTCAAAGAAAGCCAAGTTGTAATCTCGAAGTCCAATCAAACCAATAATATCACCAACTGCTGATATAACGTTTGGTACACCATAATAGTCCGATCTTGGATAGTAATTCTTGTAATATATAAGCTCGTTTGCTTTGTCTCTACCTCTGCCAGTAATCCCTTTACCTGTTTTAACAGAGATATTCGATTCTTCGCCAAACTTTTTGAACCATGCTTTTTTATTATTTCTAATCTGAGCAAATTTTGTTTTCGATTTATGTACTTTCAATGTATGAGCGGGAACGTGATAGACTGCTCCTATTTCTTGCTTGTTATTACGAGCAACTTCAAGAGAGAACCAACCGATAGTGCCCCAATCAATCAAAAGCTGTTTCAGTATAGCTCTGAAAGCATCGTCGGGATTTGGATTATCCAAAAAATTAGTGATTCTCTCCAAGTCTGCTTTGTTATCTTTCTTATCTTGCTTCAGCTTCAAACTCCAACCAAGCCCAGCAACATCAATAGCAAGTTGATTAACACAACGCCAAAATATAGAATTAGATTCATAGAGCGTTAGAAATGACGTTGGGCCGTAAGGAGGATCAACAAGATCGTTCGCTGCCATCCATTTCGTAACAGATTCAAGCTGCTTAGAGCTTGTGTTTGTTTCTGCTTTCTGGAGCAACTCAAATGGAAAGACTCCTTTTGAAGTCTCTACAAAGACACGACCTTTTTTTGTCTTTTCTTTAGTCATTTAAAACATCCTCAAAGAAATAGGCATAACACAAATTTGTCAACAAACCTTCCTCTTTACCTTTCTGTGTCTTCCAAGAGATTTGATGTAATATACACGATTGACAATCTTTCCATTGTGCTCCAACTTCTCCTCTTGGAGATGAAGCATGTACGCAGAACATATTGAACAACTTTTTCAATCGTTGTTTTGTTAGCTCATTTGCTTTTGGTAACTCTGGCAAGACTGTTTTTGATTTCTCAGACTTTACAGTTTCAGTTTTTACAGTGACAATTGCTTCTACTGGGACTTTTACTTTACCTACTCTTGCCATTGTTCATCTCCTTTTAAGATTCTACAATCTTTGATCTTTTTGTAATTGACGGCCATTTAGTCTCTGTTCGTTTCTCTTTCTTTTCTGACGCTGGTTCAAATTCAATAGGTTTATGTTTATGATCTTTGAGCCATGCTTTTGCTTCTTTGGCAGAGAATGTCTTTTTTGGAAATCTGATTGCTTGCAGCACAGCAGGTCCTTTTGGTCCAGCACTCTTGAGAGGTCCACCATAAAGCATGATACCTTCTTTTGTCGTTTGGAGCACTCGTATTCTCGCAAATAAGCCAGGGCTTTTCAATCTTGCAGCATGATAGTTTGGATAC